TGACTGCCTCAAGCAGTAAGCACGGCCTCGTAAGAGATAACCAAGCGCAGCAACCCAAAAATTAAATTGAAACAACTGTAAAGGAGAGACTTATGTCTACTCAAATCACTACAGCTTTTGTCAATCAGTTTTCTGCAAATATCCAAATGCTTAGTCAGCAAATGGGTTCGCTGCTACGTACAGCAGTAGATGTGGAAAGTGTGAATGGCGAGAAAGCTTTTTTTGATCAAGTGGGATCAACAGCAGCGGTAAAGAAAACAAGCCGCCATGCAGATACGCCACTGGTTGAAACACCACACACAAGACGCATGGTTACCATGTCGGACTATGAGTGGGCTGACCTAATCGACGATAACGATAAAGTGCGTTTGCTGATCGATCCAACCTCAACCTATGGCAAAGCTGCGGCTGCTGCGATGGGTCGTGCTATGGACGATGAGATCATTGCAGCCGCACTGGGTACAGCGCAAACTGGCAAAGATGGTGCTACATCAACTGCACTACCAGCTGGGCAAAAAATCGCACATGGATCAGCTGGTCTGACTGTGGCAAAACTATTGAGCGCAAAAGAAACGTTGGATGCAGCATCTGTAGATCCATCGATTGCAAGAACCATTGTCGTTTCACCAAAGCAAGTATCTGATTTGTTGAACACAACAGAAATTAAATCATCTGATTTTAATACTGTAAAAGCACTGGCTCAAGGCGAGATTAACTCATTCATGGGTTTTAATTTCATCACAAGCAATCGACTAACCACAGATTCAAACGGTAACCGCCAGGTTATTTGTTTTGCATCCGATGGTGTCAAAGTAGCGATGGGCAAAGAACCTATGGCGAAAATTGATGAACGTGCCGATAAATCTTACGCAACGCAAGTCTACTACTGTCAAACTTTGGGCGCTACGCGCATGGAAGAAGTTAAAGTAGTCGAAATTGCTTGCACTGAATCATAAGGAGATTGAGAAATGGCAACAGTTTATTCGACACAACGAACTAACTCACGAGCAACACCAGCAGTGATGAACAAGGCAAATGAATTGGGCGGTCGTATCCGCGTAGCTCATGGTGTCTATGAAGCATCTTCACTTTCAGCTGGTGACGTTATTGAGATGTTTATCTTGCCAGATGGCGCCAGAATGTTGGAAGGATCCCTAGCACATGATGCTTTAGGTTCTGGAACAACCTTGGCAGTTGGAACAGCAGCACACACAAATGCAGCTGGTTCAGCCGTAGCGGCATCAGCAGCAGCTTTTAAAGCAGCAGCTGCATCAACATCAGCGCAAAAAGTAGATATTCTCGCTACTTTAGCTTTAGGTTCTGGAACAGAAACCGACACTGACGGTAATGGTGTCGCTGTTACAGTTACGCTGGCTGGTGGTGCTGCAACTGGCACAATCGAAGTAACCATTAAATACGTGGTTGATTAATTAAGAGGGGCGTGAAAGCGCCCCCCTTTTTTTATGGGATATTAAAATGACAAGTACGGTTGATATTGCAAACTTTGCGCTTAATTCGCTTGGTGCTAATAACATTAGTGCGTTTGATGAAAACAGTAAGCCAGCGCGATTGGTCAACCAAAGATACGATTCAGTACGTGACATGGTGTTTCGACAGCATCCCTGGAATTGCTTGGTCAGGCGTATAGAGCTACCGCGAGAAAGCGATGCACCAGATTACGGCTATAACTATCAATTTACATTGCCGACAGATCCGTTCTGTCTGCGTGTTCTAGAATTTTCAAACGGTACACTAACGTATCCGTATGACGATATGACCTCTAACTCTGGGCAACCAGCCTTTGTTATCGAGGATCGTAAGCTTGTAACAGATGAAGCAATCGCAAAAATTAGATATATAGGGCGTGTTACAGATCCGCAAAAATATGACGCTGGTCTTATTGAGTCACTTGCAGCAGCCCTGGCATTTGAACTGGCCTACGCAATTACCGGATCAAATACCGTCAAACAGATTATGGCAGCTGAATACAGCGATAAATTAAAAAATGCTAAGTTTGTTGATGCGACTGAAGGAGCGCCTCAAAAAATCGAAGCAAGCGACTTTCTACAAGCGAGAATGTAAATGGCGCGATCTGCACCAGCTCTATCCACCTTCACAGCTGGGGAAATATCTCCACGCCTAGAGGGTCGTGTAACAATTGAGAAATACCGTGAGGGTCTGGCTAATCTAACTAATATGATTGTGCAGCCGCATGGCGGTGTTACTAGAAGACCTGGCACACAGTTTTTAGGTGAGGTCAAAGCGAGTGCAAACGTCACCAGGCTCATACCGTTTCAGTTTAAAACGTCTGACACATATGCGCTGGAGTTTGGCGATCAATACATGCGGATCTATCGCAACGGTCTGCAAATCCTAGTGGGTAGTTCTAAGGCTATCTCAAGCATAACAAAAGCAAGTGCTGGCGTGTTTACAGCAAATAGCCACGGTTACAGTAATGGAGATGAAATAGCGCTGGTAAATACTGGCGGTGGCATGACACAGCTGCAATCTCGTAATTATAAAATCGCAAATAAAACAGCAAATACATTTCAACTTACTGACTTGTTTGGTGTTGCGCTTAATACAACAAATTTTAGCACATACAGTGGATCTGGTGTGGTTGTTGATAAGATATACGAGGTTACAACGCCTTACACATCCGCGCAGATAAACGATGTAAGGTTTGCACAGTCAGCTGATGTAATGTACCTGGTGCATCCATCACATGCCGTAAGAACACTTACACGTACAGATCATAATGCTTGGGCGTTTGCGACACCGACATTTACAGAAAACACTGTGCCTAGCCTCGTAGGGTCAAACAATTATCCTAGCGTTGTAACATTCTTTGAACAGCGGCTGGTATTCGCAGCAAGTAATACCAATCCACAAACATTGTGGTTTTCTAAAAACGCACAATACTTAGATTTTACCACTGGCACTGGCGATAACGATGCACTGATCTACACGATTGCATCAAATAAGGTAAATGCCATTAGGTATCTATCTGCTACCAGGATCCTAAATATTGGCACATCCGGTGGCGAGTATGTGCTTACAACAACAAATGGCAGTCCGGTCACACCAACATCAACAGTAATCCGCAAGTATAGTAACTACGGATGCATTAATGCTGAAGTTGTCCAGGTGGCAGATGTAACGCTCTTTGCACAACGTGGAGCGCGTAAGGTACGTGAGTTTAGATATGTTGGCGAAGTGGACGTAGGCGGCTACACAGCGCCTGACATAACAGTATTAGCCGAGCATTTGACCGAAGGTGGTATTAAAGAGTTTGCGTTTCAACAGGAGCCTGAGAGCATTGTATGGGCGCGTAGAGATGACGGTACATTGTTGGGTCTGACATACAGACGCGAAGAAGAAATCGTAGCCTGGCACAAGCATGTCCTGGGCGGTGTGTTTGGAACTGGTCAGGCGCGAGTAGAAAGCATTATCTCACTGCCAACAGATAGTGGTGAGGATGAGCTGTACATGATTGTTAAAAGAACGATCAATGGACAGACAAAGCAATATGTTGAGGTGATGAAAACCTTTGATTTTGGTAATGATACAACAAGTGCATTTTTTGTAGATAGTGGGCTGGCATACTCTGGGAGCTCTGTATCAAGCCTCTCAGGGCTCTATCACCTAGAAGGACAAAGCGTTAGTGTTTTGGCAAATGGTGCAACCCACAGTGCGCAGACAGCCACTAGTGGTGGTATCAGTCTTAATTTTGCAAGTACGTCAGCTGCTGTCGGGCTAGGATACACCAGCGAAATGCAAACGCTCCGCATTGAGGCCGGATCTAGTGACGGCACAAGTCAGGGCAAACCAAAACGTATTCACGATGTAACGATCCGATTGCATGAAACTGTCGGTGCAGAGGTTGGTACTGATGAAAATAATGCAGATAGAATATTCTTTAGAGATAGCAGCATGGATATGAATTCAGCTGTGCCGTTATTTACCGGAGATAAAGACATAGAGTTCCCAGGTGGTTTTGAAGAGGGTGACCGTATTTATGTACGTCAGACACAACCACTCCCGATCACAATACTTGCGCTTTATCCGCGCATGAACACTTACGATGTATAAGGTAATAAATGTTTTTTGAATTAGCGACATTAGGTCTGACAATACTTGGCGGTGCTTCACAGAAGCGAGCTTCAAATAGAGCCGCTGCTGCTGCTGCTGAAGTTGGTGAATTCAACGCAAAACTTATTGAGCGTGACATAGGCTTATTAGAAAAGCAGCGTGAAATCATCAATCGTAATGCGGTTTTGCAAGAGCGTGTAGATCGATTTAGATTTAGTGAAACATTAGGTTCTGTTGTAAATCAATACGCTGCCAGCGGTATTGCTATTGGACATGGCACTCCTATGCGTGTTCTAAGGCAAAACGCCAGAGAATTTGAATATGACATGGCGGTAGCTGACTTTAATAATGCCGTTACAAACATGCAAATTAATGATCAGCAAGAAAACGCGAGATTAGGTGCAGAGCTTTCTCGCATGGAAGGTGGCGCACAAGCTGCTGGTTTACGAGCACAAGGTACACAAGCATTTATTGGCAGCTTGGGAAGTGCTGCACGATTTGGCTACAGTAGTGGGATGTTTGCCTAATGAGAATTCCTGTTTACAGATCCCAAGCGCAACTAAGTGATCGAGCACCAGGCGCTCGTATTACAGCGCGTAAGAACCCAACACCATTTATCAATGCAGAATTACAAAAAGGAGCTGTGCTGACAACGGCATTGGGTGAGGCCGCTGAATATACAAATATGCGTTATAAGATGCTTGTCGAAACGCAGAAAAACGAAGCAATATTTGCTGCAAAAGAAAGCCTGATGGAGTTATCAAGCACTCTAAGCGAGAGTCGTGACATAGGTAATATCTTTGATGGCGAGCTAAAGTATGAGCAAGGCGTCAAGGAAATACAAGAAAGCTTGCGTAAAACAGTAGGGCAAAACAAATATGCCCTTGCTGATTTTGACAATAGTTTCAAGCAAGCAGAAATACCAATACGATTTAGATTAAAAGAAGTTGTCGATCTAAAGATAGAAAAGCGCAGACAAGCAGCGTTGGAAGCAAGAGAAGCGCAAGTTGTAGATATGCTTGCAAAACCAGACTTAGATTTTACTAGTGACGAAGTTGCTATGGAACTAACGCAGCTAGAGGTCACTTATAATCAGGCAGTTGAGCATGGCGGTGCAAATCCAAACATTGTGCAGCTTGATGGCAAATCTGTAAGCGAGCGCGTTTTACTAAAAGCAGCAAAGCGACTTATGCCAGCCTATGCCGGATCTAGCATTGATACAGCATCTCAGCTCTACGATGCCTTTATTGAAATAGAAAGAGTGCGAAGAGGTGAAATAACTGCTCAAGAAATGCAAGTAAGTGGCACTATTCCTACGCACGTAATCAATGTGCTGCAAGCCATACCGCCAGAAGAAGCAAACCAAATTCTACAAGATACAATTGCAGACGCAACAAAGTTTTTTGATTTTCAAGAAAAGCTAGAAGATGAAAACCTTGAAACACAAAACAGACTAAATACAAAAGCATATAACTTTGCTTTAGGTGTGCATAATGGCGAGCCTGTTACAAAAGAAATCATGGCGCAAATACTTAATGCGTCAGACCTAGCTAGGTTTGAAGACCAGTATCCAGAGGGTGCTGCTGGTCTAGAAGTGAAACGCTTTATTAATGATAGATTAGGCGCAAGAGGTCAGTTTTGGCTAAACAGAGAACAACAAGATCAGCTGGCAAAAGAACTAGATGTAAATACAAATGTCATCTTTGCTGCACCTGGTGAAGGCAGCGCAGCAGAATACAGCCGACTGTATGCAACGGCACAAGCTGGAATGCTTACAACTACAGAGCTAAACAATAGCCGTCCACAGCTAGAAGCCTCACAGCACAGAGACTTAGTGCAGCTAATGCAGTCTGAAAGTGACGAAGCATTAGGTGAGGCAACAAACGATATTAAGTTAGCTTTTAGATATAATGAAATGCAAGCAATCGGAAATGACGATAATTTAGCTAAAGCATCTAAATCAGCATTTGAAAAAGCATCTAGAGAATTATTAAGAGAAACAAGTAGAAGACAAATCGCTCAAAACCCTATGACTAGAGAAGAAATGTTTGAGTTTGCTCAAAAGCAAATTGATCAGTTTATGGTCGCTTACACTGCTGCACTGAGAGTAGAATATAACGAATATTTAGAGCAACAAATAAATGATTTTACGCTAGGTTTCCGCATTGATCCAAATGACCCAATAAACAGCGTACAAAGTTGGTATGATAGCTTGGATGAAACGCAACAACAGCAAGCGCTTGATAAACTCGTTATTTTCAAAGCAGCAATAAGATCTCGTTTTAGCGGCACTGGATTGTTCAATGAGTGATTTACTTGGTAATTTTACAGACGATGAAGTTGAAAAGTACAATGCAGCTGCACGTATTAAACAAGCTGGTCTAAATACTAAAACACTTAAAAACAAAAAAAGCGTGTTTAACCCAGAAACTGGTACGCATGATATTCTTACGGAAATGTCTAGCGGTGGGTACGTCAAAATCGGTGAAGAAACGCTAGATGTTACAATTACCAGGCCAGGGTCTATTTTGCTTAACGGCAAAGAGTATGGCAGAGAAACGCCAGAGTATCAGCGGTATTATCCCGATCCAGAGCCACAGCCAAATGTAATGAGCACAAGCCCATCAATGGGCGAGCCAGAACAAGCAGAAGCAGCTCCGGTTGTTTCAGAGCAAACACGCATTGAGGACGCAAGAGCTTACGCTACTTCTCTTGGCAATCCGACAGCGCAAGATCTGTTAGCGGCTGGATATTCTCCAGAAGTAACAAACGCAGTCTTTGGCAATCAAGCTCAAGACAACATGCCCAATGAAGAGATAAGAACAGAGCCGCTATCGACTACAGAGGTTGAAGATATTATTCGTAACGGTGGATCTGTTATAGGCGAGTACGATCCTACCATGCGCGAAACTGGCAGAGTAGAATTAAGTCAGTACCTTTTAGGATTAGCAGAACAAAGTTTTATAGAAGATCTGCAAGCGCAAGGTTTAACAGAAGACGATATACAAAGACAGTTAGAAGCAGCAAGGCCACAACTAGAAAACGAGTCTAGCGTTTTGTCTGATATGTTTTTCGGTAGCCCAACTCATTAGGTATCGGTGTTGGTGATTTTGTTACTGCTGGAATTATGGACATCCAAGAGGGTGCAAGATTATTTTCACAAGGGCGCAATAGTGGCAGCGTTGCTGATCGAGGTCTGGGCGCATTGTTAGTTATAGCTGGTTTAGCAGAGGCTACTGGTGTTGGTAAGGTTATAAGTAAACCATTAAAAAAGGTAATACAAAGCACACGAGCTGGTCTAGCTAATGTTGGTGAGCGACTAAACCAACCTGGTGAAATGCCGCCACTTGGTAGTAACTTAGGTAACGTTGGACAACAAAATGAATTAGCAGTTGCTAATAATTTACCTGGACGCATATCAACACGGTTACCTACCGCAAAACAAATAAACGAAGATCCCATGTCTGGTGAATTAATCATTGGATTAGAGGAAATGAAAAAAGATGCAAAGCTTTTTGATTTTAATGTAAGCATCACAAAAGACTATCCAAACATGCGTTCTGTGGACGCAGAAACAATAGACGCAACAAGCGAACGTTTTATTGAGCATGTAAAAGATAATTTGTTATATCTGCATGACCAAGTGCCAGATGCAACAAGAGCAAGAAGTCAGAAGTGGTATGATGGTGCAAGAGCAATAACTGATCGATGGTCGCAAGAATATAATGTACCTGACACCTCTATAGCTGGTGTATTAGCTGGTTTGTCTCCGCAAAAAGATTGGTATCAAAATGTAAGTCTAGCACAGCGAACACTTGAAGTTGCTACAAAACAAAAAGATTTTAAATTTACAA